GTTTTGTAGGGTGCTTTGCAAGCATCATCGACTGCAAGTTGAATAACAGACCAGAGCAGTTTCTTGCAACGCTCTGTCTGGATCGAGTCCAACAGCCCTTCTTCAAATGTGTTTAGGTTCATTTTCTTTTGTAGTAGTAGGCCCAGGATTTCCTGTAAAGTTTTTCTTTCGTTACCAACTTGCGAGCCTCCAGAGCACGAATCATCTTTAAAGCATTCTGTGGTGTGCATCCAAACTTGTTTGCCAGATCGTTTAGAGACATCCAGTCGTTGAGTGCTGCCAAGTAAGCCGTTTGTGTTGGTGTTAGCGGTTTAGACTTGTTGAGCATCAACCGTCCAAACTTTTCTACCGACTTCAGGAACTCATCTCGGTGTGAGATGAGAACTCCTGATTGCTTGGCAATAGAGAGAATCTGACTCATTTGATCTCCGTCAGTTCTTTCTTGCGTTGTTCCTTAGCTGCGTCGATTTGTTTAATAGCCTCAGGATCGTTCTTAAACACCTTGTACGCGCCTGTGAATGCTGCTTTCAGATCATCAACTGTTTTGGCCTCTGAGAGCGTTTTTATGTGATCGTCTACGGAAGGCTTGTCTTCATCTGGTAGATCCTCTCCAGCGTAGATGTACAGCCCGATACCGTGAAGGCTGATAGCTTTTGCTAAGCAACGCTGCATGGCTGTATTAACCGGGATAGCATCTGGCTCAGAGATTGCTTTGTTACGGTGATCCATAACAGGCAATTGTGCAGTGCGAGATACGCCAAATGCTTTGACTTCACAGAACACCATCACGGTGTCGCCCCACATCTGATGTGGCTTGTACTCCCATGTAGCCGTAGGATCGTGTTGTAACAATGTATCTACAGCCCAAGCCCAAGAGAGGTAAGAAAGTCCGTTTTTCTTCTCGACTTTCTCGGTTACGTTGATCTTTCTAAGTTCGTTGAATTTCATGCTTGGCTCCTTTATTTGATGAACAGGTAGAGCAGCGTTCCGTAAAATATTCCCAATGCTGTGCATAAGATCCAGTCACTCTTCGTCGGTTTGTACTTCGTCAAGTTCGTATTCCTGTTGTTCCAACTGTTGTTGGTAGTCATTCTGTTCCCTCTCTCTGTCGTATTCGTAAAGTTTTCTGTCTAGCCAAGCATCGTAATCAACGCTCATGCTTCACCTTCAACGGTTACTTCAACCTTGCTATTTTCGATAGCGTGTTTTAACGGCCACATTGCAATGAGAGCCTCTGCTTGCAACGTTCCGACAAACCTCGGATCTTCAAACTGTTTCATGCTTGCTTTTTCAATTCTGTTTAGTGCTTCTATTGCTTTAACTACATGGCTGATATGTACTTTCATTGCTGGCTCCTTGTTGCGATGGAGTAATCTTAGGCTTATCAATCACATAAGACTGTCATCGTGACGACAATCTCTGCCGCTGATACCAAAAAGAAACGCCGTTCGTCGGTAAGTCCTACGCAACGATCCTTGGCTGCGCTTCGTGAGCGAGGTTATATCTGTCAGATCGTCGAGCACTGGAACCCGTGGGCCAGGATCAGGCAGGACTTGTTCAACATAGGAGATATCCTTTGTCTCAAGGACGAGGAGACGCTTTTAGTTCAAACAACCTCAAGAGGTAACGTCTCAGCTAGGGTAAAGAAGATTTCAGAAAGTGAGCATCTTCCGGTTATCTTGAGAGCAAAATGGAAGATAGAAGTTCACGGATGGGGTAAGCTAAAAGAAGGGTGGACTTGCAAGGTTGTGGAGATCTGATAAGATTTGCTTGTTGTCGTAGAAGTCAACAATAGTTAAGGCCACTTACTCATGCGTCTGCTCTCAAAGTATCGAGAGACTTCTACCAGGCGCAGCAGTAAGTGGCTTTTTTATTGGCGGCAACCGTACTGATCGCGTCAGCAATGGGTTACCCGACCGCTATCAAGAAGAGGGAACTGGTAAGACACGAAGTTTGTGATCCGGTGCAAATCCGTAAGAATCCAGCGACTGGTCGAATCTCCAAGTCGAGGGGCTCGTAAGAGCATGGAGATGCAGGCAACTGCCGAGGAACCGACTCTCTTCTACTCTGTCTGGGGGTAGGGGGGTCTTTTCGAGGAACCATACTAAATGAACCCATTCTTAATCACTGAGCCAACCTGTATTAGCTTTAGCGGAGGAAGAACTTCTGCCTACATGCTTTACCGAGTCTTAAAAGCTAACAACGGATTGCCAGATGAAGCGATCGTTTGTTTTGCAAATACAGGCAAAGAAGAAGAAGCAACGCTTAGGTTTATTCAAGATTGCTCAGAACATTGGAATGTAGATATTCACTGGCTAGAGTACATCTCAGAAAGCCCAATGTTTAAGAGGGTTGATTTCAAATCGGCAGCGAGACAAGGTGAACCTTACGAAGCCTTAATCAGAAAGCGTCAATACCTTCCTAATGCAGTCACTAGGTTTTGCACTACAGAACTCAAGATCAGAACAATTCACAAATACTTAAAGTCGCTCGGATGGGATCACAACGAGACTTCAGACTGGGTTGGAATCAGAGCAGACGAAATGAGAAGGGCGGCAAAGATTGACCGCTCCAGAACACCGCTTGTAAGTGCCGGTGTAGGCATCCACCACATTGATAGGTTCTGGAAAACTCAGCCCTTTAATCTTGAGCTCCCTACTTATAACGGCAAAACGCTTGCTGGCAATTGCGACCTTTGCTTTCTCAAGCCAGCCAATCAGGTATTCACACTTATAAAACAAAAGCCAGAACGTGCAGTTTGGTGGGTCAAGATGGAGGCATTGGCATTGGCATCCAAGCCAAGCGGTGCGGTGTTCCGATCCGATAGACCGTCTTATGCCCAGATGCTGAAGTTCAGCCAACAACAAACCGATATGTTTGACCCTACGGAAGAAGCAATTCCTTGCTTTTGTGGCGACTAATTGTCAACAAAACGACAGTCAACAACAAAAATAAGGTTTACATTGAGATTTCCTAACAAAAGGAGAAAACAATGTTCGAGGAGTTTTGGAGCAAATACCCAAGAAAGGTCGCCAAACGTGCCGCACAGAAAGCATGGGCCAAACTATCGCCACAAGAGCAAAAGTCTGCTGTAGAGGCTTTGGTGACGCACAATAAGTATTACCAGGTGAAGGGTACGGGACAGGAGTTCATCCCGCATCCTGCTACCTGGTTGAACCAGGGAAGATGGGAAGATGAACTAGAGATCGCACCTGCACAAGAGAAGGTTGTTGTGTGGTGGGCGACAGAGAAAGGTACTGCTGAGATGGCAGCGAAAGTAAATTGTCCTGCTAGACCAGGAGAGGATTGGAACTCTTGGAAGGCAAGGATCTCTGAAAAGTTGAGGGCAGCATGACAGACAAAGAAAAAGCCTACGCACTGCTAAGAAAACTAGCAGACGAAACAACGTATGTGATGGTGCATCCCAACGAGTTAAGAATTCTTCTTGACGATCTTGACTACATGAGGTTGAGAGTAAGGATTGCTAGAGAAGAACTTAGCGATGCTTGGCAACTTTATAGAGGGGATATGGCATGAGCGAAAACAAAACAGCAAAGACACCAACGGATGACGGACATGTAGCGCATGTTTACCTGTTCGAGAAAACGGGCAGGCCAATGGTCGCATGGGACAACGCTAAGAACATAAAACTTGGAGACAGGCTTTACGTTGCACCAAAGCAATGGGTAGGGCTGACTGACGAAGAAGTGTCAGATGTCATTGACAATGTACTCGAAGGAGGCGGCTGGCTTGATGTTGCTCGCGCTATCGAGCTAGCCCTGAAGGAGAAAAACACATGAGTGGCGATCACAATATGAAAGATTCTTTTGAATGCCCAAGGTGCGGACATTGCTGCGCTGTTGATGAATGGGAATGTCAAGACAACGTAAACCATCCTAAGCACTACACATCACACCCGTCTGGCGTAGAGTGCATAGAGATCACGGAGCATATGAACTTCAACCTTGGTAATGCTACGAAATACGTTTGGAGAGCGAGCCTTAAAGGTAAAGAGGTCGAAGATCTAAAGAAGGCTATTTGGTACTTAGAAAGAGAGATAGCGAGGATAGGATGACTGACGAGCAAAAGAAGATTCTGGCTTACCTGAAAAAGCGTAAGACACCTGCTGACTTAAAGTCGGTGAGGCTACAGACAAAGATCGACAAGCAAACGACTGTGAATTCACTAAACGCTTTGCTAAAAAAAGGTTGTATAAAGACATCGTTTAGGATAGACCCGTTTACCAAGGAACGTGTTTGGGAGTGGGTAAAGGACGAGTACGAGGTCAAGAAAGTGTCTAGACCGAAGAAGAAGTTCAAGCCTGTTCTGTCGAAACCAAAACAGGAAGAAGGCGTAGACATCAGTTTCTTTAATAATCCGTTCAATCTGAGGGTCGCATGAATCTAAACGAAGCAGCAGCCATGAGTGCCGCACAAGACATCATCGAGCAAGCACAGTCAACAAGCGCTCTTGAACAGCGAGCACTAGCAATCGTCAATCTGTCTGTAGAGTTACATAGGAAAGCAATAGACCTAAGACTGCAAGCAGAAGAGATTCTTAAAGAAATAAGGTATGGGTTAAAATGAAAGTTGGCTCCTTCCCCTCCTTTGCCCGACGCGACGTTGGGCGTTTTTTTGTATGAATGCGGCGGTCTACACGGCGATCTTTGGCAACTACGACCCGTTGCATTACGCGGTTAAACAAAGCGTTCCTACGGCCTTCTACGCGATCCTGGACGGTGTTAAGAAGCCTCAAGGATGGCAACAAGTCATCACGAGCAGACGTTTCTCAGATCCACGTATGGATGCCAAGTGGTTTAAGGTATTTCCAGACAAACTAGAGTTTGCTGAGGATTACGTGATCTGGATAGACGGGTCGATAAGGATCACAAGTCCTGAGTTTGTGGCTTACATGATCGACCAGGCCGGAGATACGATGGCAGCATTCCAACATCCCTGGAGGACTTGTATCTACCAAGAGGCCGGAGAGTGCTGGGACATGGTTAAGTATCGAGATCAACCTATCTTGGCTCAGGTCGAGCACTATCGGGATCAGGGGTGGCCGGAGGATTCAGGTCTTATTGCTGGCGGGGTTCTATGTTGGAAGCGGAGTTACATCAATCCTCAAGCAAATCAAGATTGGTGGATCGAGATGATGAAGTGGACGCTACAGGATCAGTTGTCGTTCCCGATCATCGCAGACAAACACGGGTTAGAGGTCAATGTTTGCACAGAAAACCTCATGAATAACAAATACTTTCAGGTGGTAGCCCACCATAGGATGGCGGAGTATGAAAAAAGTTCCGATACTCATTTGTACGGTAGGGAGTCCAAGTCTTGAAATCACGTTGTCGAGCATCCGTCTATACGCCAAAGAAGCGCCGATATATCTGTCGAGCAGAACCGAGACAATGGACGAACGAGTTTACAAGTGGGTACTCAACTCGTCGGGTAACTTTGGTGATGCCTACAACCGGATCATGGACGACGCATTCCAATACCACGATGCAGTCATCATTGCCAACGACGACATCTGCCTGACTCCAGACTCCTATAGACTCATTCTTGAGGATGCCGAGCATCTACAGAAGGCAGGGCATAAGGTCGGGGTTTTAGGTGCGAGGTCTGACTACATCTTAGAGGCCCAGAACATCCGGTTCGATGGCGGTGCAAGACACGGGTTAAAGTGGGCGGAAGAAGAAACGATCAAAGAAACGGGTGTTATTGCGCCGATCTTTGCTTACATCACAAAGGAAGCCTTCCAAGCAGTCAGGTTTCCTCCCATCAACTGGTTTTCAGACAACGTCTTTTGTCATACACTTACGGTATGTGACTTTAAGCATTTTGTTTCAAGGAGTTACGTCCACCACGCGGGCAGTCAGACGGTGGGTAAGGACGACTCCAAGAACATCAAGGAGGCAGCAGCATGGCTGTGGAAAAACGAACCAGGGATAGCAAGACATTACCGTCTCCCTACAAGCTAAAAGTGCCTCCAGTACCCATCAGGTATGACAGGAAAGTAGGCATTCCTTTACAACCCAAGGAAAAGAAATGAAAGGCTTGCTTTCCCCGAAGGTCATGATCGTCCTTAAGAATGGCGAGGACGAAGAGTCATCAGACTGTCCGATTGCGACACAAGATATTGAGGTTAACCTCAAAAACCGTCAGAAAGCGATAGACAAGGCTCAGTACGGGCCTATGAACCCTAACGAGCCAAATAGTCAGTATTGGCGTGATATGGGTGCTAAGTGGCGGGTTTCTGGTGAGCAAGCAAAGAAGTCTCGTTGCGGGAACTGCGCTGCCTTTAACCAAAAGCAGTCCATGCTTGACTGTATTGAACAAGGTCTAGGCGAGGAAGATGATTGGTCGGCGGTCGATGCTGGCGATCTTGGTTTCTGCGAAATATTTGACTTTAAGTGCGCCGCGCTGAGAACTTGTGCAGCGTGGGTTACTGGTGGCCCTATCACAGACGAGGAAAGCGATGAAGAAGGCGATATGGGAGAAGGCGAGACCGAAGAAACTGGGGAAGAGTGAACCTCTTTCCAAGTCTGAGAAGAAGTCCGCTAAGGCTATGGCCGCATCTGCTGGCAGACCCTACCCGAATCTTGTGGACAACATGAGAGCAGCGAGGAAGAAATGAAAAAGACCAAGGCTGAGAAGAAAATCAGTAAGGTTTACAACGAGTTCAAGGCTGGCAAGCTACATTCAGGCAAAGGTGGCCCGATTGTAAAAAGCCCTGCCCAGGCTCGTGCGATTGCGCTTTCTGAAGCCGGTGTAAAGAGAAAAAAATGACTGCCGCTTGGACTAGGAAAGAAGGTAAGAACGCCAAGGGTGGTCTGAACGAGAAAGGCAGGAAGTCTTACGAGGCTGCAAACCCTGGGTCTAACCTAAAGGCTCCTGTAAAAAGCGGCGATAACCCGCGCAGAGCGTCTTTTCTAGCGAGGATGGGTAACATGCCAGGGCCAGAGCGTAAGCCAGATGGTAGCCCTACTAGACTGCTTCTCAGTCTAAAGGCATGGGGTGCGAGTTCTAAGGAAGATGCAAGAGCGAAAGCAAAGGCAATCTCGGCGAGGAATAAGAAGTGAAGCGC